GTTCAGTCCTCCTTCATACCAGTTAATGCGGATAACGTCATCTGTGACGTCTTCAGGTGTGTCCATGTCATCCAGAACGATGAACACACGGTCATCGGTATCAAAGTCTTCCTTGTCGATCTCCCAGACGTTGCCGTCTTCGGTCAGCACATGGGCGACGCCGTCCATGGTGGAGATGATCACGCCATGCATGGCGCGATACTCAGCATGGGAGATCAGGGGAAACAGGGTCAGGATACAGAGTACAGAAATGATCAGGGTCTTCATGGTTCAGTTCTCCTTTCATCAGTCCGCTGGTTCATCACAGTCGAATCCGTACAGGCCGTACATGTGGCCAACATACTTGATGATTCCGACATAGTCCTTCGGCAGTGTGCCGAAAGTGTCAACATAGTCAGCTACACACTGCACACAGTCAGTGATGAACTCATCATAGCAGTGGGAAGGGATGCACAGCCCTCTTGCGGCGTCCTGTACATGTTCTGTGATCATGGATTCAATGGGGTTCGGTTTGGTGTACATCATGGGTGTTCCTCCTTGATCTGTCATCATCAGGGCAGGGAGATCATCCCCTACCGACAGCCTGATGTCAGGCTGTTTCGACTAGGTCAGGTGCCCAGTCAGGGTCATGGGTCGCGAGCCATTCAGGCGTCCGCGGCTGTGGTTCATGTCCGGCAGCGCGGCAGAGGGCGTCCACTTCACGCTGTGACAGGGGGCGGATGATCTTCAGGTTGCCTGAGATAATCCAGTCTCCCGTCATATTCGGGTTCGTCTTGTACCGATACCATCCGTCTTCAGGGACTCTGTCAAGGCAAGCATACTTTGCAGACCACTTGCCACCGCGCCATCCGTTCTCACGCGCTTCCCTTTGCAGGGATACGCCGTTGTACTCACACTCGCACCAGACAGCATCATCGTTTTGCCATTTGATGGTACGGGTTGCCTTGTCCATCTTCCCAATGTGGGAAGCATAGGGCATCAGGTCGCATGAGTGCCATCCGGGACGATAGGCAAGGCTTCCGAGCTTGCTTTTGACGTGTACCCCATCGGATGCCTTTTGTCCGGCAGTAGCTTTCATCCAGACGCCCATGGGAAGCGCTTCAGATGCGTTGACGTAAAGCGGATACAGGCGACCATTGCGATAGGTGAAGAGTTTATAGCACTTCATAGGTGTTCCTCCTTTGATCTGTCTCATCAGTACGGGTAGATCGTCTCCCGTAGACAGCCTGAATCAGGCTGTTTCGACTCAATCCATCCGTTCCAACGTTCCGCCATGGATGGTCAGGCAGTTTGCAATGTAGTCATTGAATGACATGCCCTCAACGTTCCATGGTTCATCCGCACGGAGTGTTTCATATTCGTCTTTCAGTTCCGTCAGGGTAACCACTTCACCGGATTCGATATCGTAGAAATCGTACATGTTCGTTCCTCCTTTGATTTTTGGGGTTGTTCCCTCATTTCAGCCCATGGGGCTGAAGTGTTAGTGGAGATTGACCCATGCGGACTGTCCTGCAACGCATCCGCAATGGTTTTCCTTGCAAGTGTCGCAATTTCCGGGACACTTGAAGTAGGGGAGGGTCTCGCCTTTCGGGATAGCCCTGAAGGTCGGGAGATTGTAGGGATTGTGGCAGGGGACGCCGTCCCAGAGGGAGAACATCACGTGAAGGTTTTCAGGGAGTGCGCCATGGGTGCGGATGTATGCGTTGACTACCCAATACACCTTGGTGTATGTCCAGATGGTCGCGTCCGGATTGTCGATGGCGGTCTGTACCATGCGCTTGAAGTAGTCAAGGTCAAGGATTTCCCCTGCCACGTGGAAGCGCACGAACTTGTTTACCTTGCGGCGTTTGATCTTCAGGTTGATCTGTCGGAAGAATTCGTCCCTGTCCGCCTGAAGAATCGCTGTGTTGATCGCTCTTGCATTCAGCACGTTCTCGTACTGCATGCAAGCCTTGATGTCATAGCACTCATGCAGACACTTGTCACAATTGGAGCAAGTGATGATGGGCGCTGTGCTGACATTCAGCGTTTTCCCGATTTTCCGGTTTCCGTAGGAAAAGCGGACTTTCAGGGAAGCGACGTTGTCGCGGAATTCCGCGATCTTTGCGTTCATGGCGGCCGTGTATTTTCTAAGAGTCTCAATGCTGTACATAGTGTGTACCTACCTTTCATCATTTCGTCATGGCTTGCGCCATGGGCTGAAATGAAGGAACAAAGGTGCTACGCGTCATGAGATGTATGCAGTTTTCAAGGTTCAACCCGTTCCAACACCACACTGGGGGAGCGTCTGGAGCGCGTCCGCTCCATCTGCACCTCTCGGAGGGCGTCCCCCCCCGTTCGGCAACTCCAGTGTGCCACTTTTGGCGAGCTTGCCTTAAAAATCGCCTGAAACCGTTGGGGCGCAAGGCCTCCAGAGCGCGCAAGCCTCAATGCGCTTTTTTTCAGCCCCCTGTCCCACCTCTCGCAATGTAATGAAGAAACAGCCCCTCCCCCTCTGCATGCATGCGCGCCATGGCGAAGATGGGCTATTTTATGGGCTATTCCGCCTCCTGCATGGCTTGCTTTCCTTGTGGCATAAGCGATTGCGCCCACCTTGTGATTGGTTTGTGTCCAGTCGTACGCGACGCGCGCCCATCCCCATGCAATAGGAAGGGACGCCGCCGACCATGGGGGGGGGGCTGCCGCGCCTGGGGCCCCCGCCGGCCAGGCTGCCCGTATGTATATATTTCAAGGGGGACGCTCCGATTGGTGGGGGAATCGAAAACAAAAAAATCGGATTTACCCAATAAAGTAAATCCGTAGTTTAAAATCTTTGTAGTGAATGTCACCCCTGAACTGTGATACATTATATCCGGGCAGTCCAGGCGTGTGGTCTCCTCCTTGGGCAGCCAGCGGCCATGGTTAGGCACATGTGTCTGCTGGCTGTTTTTTATTTTTACGGAGGTGATCTGATTGCCTAAAGACAGCCTCCTGAACAGGAGGGTTCAGGCTGGCGCACTGACCAAGCGTGAAGCCGCTGCCATAGAAGCCGTATGTGAAGGCCTGAAGACACGCGCCGAGGTTGCTGCGGAGTTCAACATGACTCCGTACAAGCTGAACAAGCTGATGAAGCGCGCTGACGTAAAGGTCTACATTGACTCGTGGACGGAGGAAACCCTCCGTACGGCATCGGTGAAGGCGGCGAAGGTACTGACCGACCAGCTTGACAGCAGTAACCAGTGGGTTGCTCAGAACGCAGCACGAACGATTCTTCAGTTCATGCGTGACCAGAACAGGACAGACGAATTGAATGTGACCGTTACCTTCACCGGGGGGATGCCCGACCCCGGAATGCCTGTGGCGCACATCACCGATGGCGCGATAGAAACAGAGGGGGCGGTTCAATGAATGTGGAGATTGACTACACGCCCACAGCAAAACAGCTGATCTTCCATACCACCACAGCGAATGAAGTGCTGTACGGAGGTGCTGCCGGCGGCGGAAAGTCCAAGGCCATGGTCATGGACGCGCTGGCGCGGTGTCTCAGGTATCCGAAGACCTATGCCTACATGTTCCGGCGCACTTACGAAGAGCTGGAAGACACACTGATCAAGGAAGCCAAGGCCAGCTTTCCCACTGGGCTTGGTGAGTACAACGTCTCCCGTCATGAATGGAGGTTTCGGAACGGCAGTGTCATCTGCTTCAGGCACTGTGCCTCCATCGCTGACATGTACAACTACTCCGGCGCGGAGATTCAGTGGCTGTACATCGACGAGCTGACGTCCTTTGAGAAGGAAATTTACGATTTCCTGAAAACACGTCTCCGCGCGAAGAAGTCCCTTGGCGTGACCCCCATTGTCCGGTGTGCCAGCAACCCCGGGAACATCGGACATGGCTGGGTCAAAAGCATGTTTGTTGACGCGGGTCCGTTCAACTCCATCATCGCGCACAGGGACTACTCCCCGACGCTCCACCGCTACAGGAACTTTACGACCCAGTACATCCCGGCTCTTGCTACGGATAACCCGTACATCACCGATGACTACATCTTTGAGTTGGAACGTAAGCCCAAGGCGCTAAGAGAAGCTCTCCTCACGGGATCGTGGGACAGCTTCGAAGGCCAGGTGTTCTCTGAGTGGTGCGACTCATCGAAGCACTATAAGGACAAGAAATGGACACACGTTATTGACCCGTTTCCGATACCGAAGCACTGGCCCCGCTACATGGGCTTCGACCACGGCTATACGAAGCCGTTCTGCTGCCTGTGGATGGCATCTGACCCCCAGGGGCGGCTGTATCTGTACCGGGAGTGGTACGGCTCAGACGGTACGCCGAACAAGGGTATCTGCATGACACCCAAAGAGATCGCCCGGGGCATTCTTGAACACGAAGAAGAGGAAATAAAGGACAACCTTCACGTAGACCGGATCGCCGATCCGGCTATTTTTGACCGATCACGCGGTGACAGCGTCGCCGACCAGATGAGGGTCTGTGACAACCACAACCACGGCGTGATCTTCCGTAAGGGTGACAACAACAGGAACAACGGCCTGATGCAGTGTCATGAGCGCCTGCGCTTCGATCAGAAGACAGGGCTTCCGACGTTCTACGTGTTCAACACCTGCAAGAACTTCATCCGTACTGTACCGACACTGCCGTACAGCCAGACCAAGACAGAAGACATTGACACGGACGCAGAAGACCACGCATACGACGCATGGCGCTATGTCTGCATGGCCTATCCTCGCTCCGCTGTTGACCCGCGTGAAGTACACGCACACAAGTTCAATCCGTATGACGATGATGAGGAGGTGAGCGGCTACTATGGCTGAGAAAAAGTCCCCCAGGGAAGGCGCGGCTGAACCGATAGAGTTTGTCGGGGAGCAGCCGTTGACCGATGAAGAAAAGGCGCTGAAGGAAGAAGCCTACGGCAGGCTGGAGACGTGGGCTCCGCTGATTAAGAAACAGCACGATGAAGCGGACACAGCGCGTCTGATCTACCGCATGAAAGACCCGGGGCAGAACCCCGGGGCGAATGAGCGTCAGATCCTCCAGCTCCAGACACTGCGCTCCACTCTGGACAACTGTATTGCCGACCAGATGGACAACATGCCTGATGTACTCCTGATTCCGCAGCGCGTAGAGCTTACCAGTATGGCGAGCGACATGAACAACACGGTCAAGTTCATCATGGAGCAGAACAACCACGTAGCCTTCCATGAAGCGCGGTCGCGTGAGTTCCTGACCACAGGGACGGCGATGACGCAGATCATGTGGGACGAGAACATGAACTACGGGAAAGGGGACATCAGTGTCAGCTGTTTCCCCATGGAGTCCGTGGTGTGGGACCCTGCGGCTGAAGATGTTCAGGACGCCAGGGCGATCATCAAGCTGTCGTGGCATCCGCTCAGCTGGTACACGGAGCACTACCCTGAACAGGCGAAGTACATCGCCGGGGATGAGGATGACCACGGTGAGATCGCGATGTCCTCCCTCGTTGCTTCCATCCGGGATGAGCTGGAAGACCGTGCGCTCCTGATGGAGTACTGGTACAGACGTTTCAATGCAAAGAAAAAACGCTACACGATCAATGTGGCGTTTTTTGCTGGCGGCGCGCTTCTCGGTGTGTACACGGACGTGTACGCGCACGGCATGTACCCGTTTGTGTTTGATGTGTACAGCCGGGTGAAGGGGAGCATGGTCGGCGAGGGTATGTGCGCGGAACTTGTTCCCATGATGCGCTACATCAACCGATATGCCGACTACATCGATACCAACCTTCGCTACTCCAGTAAGGCACGAATGCTGACAAGGCGCGGAAACGGCATTGACCAGCGTCAGCTTGCCGACTGGGATCAGAACATCGTCGAAGGCGATGACATCTCTGAGGAGCAGGGTGTCCGGTGGTTTGAAACCAAGCCCTTCACGGGTGCGGCAACCCAGCAGATGCTCCAGTTCCAGAACGACATGAAGATGGACTCTGGCCAGAGCCAGTTCTCCCGTGGTGAGGTTACGGGCGGTGTTGACGCGGCATCCGCTATTCAGCTGCTCCAGAATGCCGGCTCCAAGATCACACGACTCCACACCCAGACGCTCAACGCCGGGTTCAAGAAGATCGTGGAACAGATCCTGTGGCTGGTCGCTGAGTTCTACGACGATGAGCGCTCCGCCCTGATCAACGGGGTGCATGACACGCCGCAGGAGGTCAACATGAGTGCCGCCCATCTGATGGGCGAGAAACGGAAGGCCGGGTCTCTTGAGCCGCCGCCTTACACGGTGGAGATCAAGGTACAGCGTCTGAATCCTGCCGCTGTTCAGGCACAGAATGATTTGTTTATTCAGGCCTATACGATGGCCGCTGAACACGGTCAGGTATTTCCGCTGACTGCGCTGTTTACACTGCTCAACGTGGACGGTAAGGAAAAGGTGCTTCCTGTTCTTCAGGAAGTGGACACCATGACCCAGCAGGTCAACCAGATGGCGCAGGAAAACGAAGCCCTCAAGACGCAGGTAGCCAACCTGCAGACCAGCCTTGACAGCTACACGCAGGGGCAGATCACGGATGTCGGTGACCTTGAGGACCAGGCATTCGGTGGTAATCAGCCCAACGCAAACATGGTGTAAACCCGGACGCGGGTTCACATAAATAAGGAGGATACACATGGACGAATTTGCCCAGAACGCCGGTACGGAAGTTCAGGAGAGCGCGCAGGACGGCGCTGTGCAGGCTTCTGAAGATAACCTGACCCTTACTCTTTCTGATCTGTTTACTGAAGGGGAGGAAGCGCCTGAAGAAAAGCAGGAAGCTTCCCAGGAGCCGGAAGCGGAACAGACCGACCCTCCTGTACCGAAGTCCCTTAAGGGACGGCTGGATCGGGAGAACAAGAAAGGATACGACCGTGGACGTGCTGAAGCTGAAGCCGCATGGCAGGAAGAAAAGGCGCGCTATGAGTCGGAACTTTCGGAATACAGGGAGTTGAAGCTTCAGCAGGAAGCGGCGGCTCTCGCAAAAGAAGAAGGCATCTCTGAAGCACTTGCTCTGCGTCTGCTTCGTGCAGAACGCGGCATGCCAGCCCCTGTAAAGCAGGAACAGCCCCGTGACAGCGCAGGGCGGTTCGTGTCTGCTGAACAGAAAGCTGTTCAGGAACGGGCGGCAAAGCTGATGCAGCAGTCCAGAGACATCGTCCGGGCGGGCGGACCCGATGTCTATGAGATGTACAAGAACAGCCCGGAGATCCAAAGGAAGCTTCAGGAAGACCCGGACATGGACTTCTATGATGTCCTGCGTGAAAGCAGGGAAGAGAAGAAAACCATGCCTCCCGTCGTTCGCAGTGCTTCCGGTGGCGCTCCTCAATCCCGCGGATTCAGAGACATGTCCGACGAGGAGTTTGACAAGCTGAACGCTAAACTTCAGGAAGGATATGTCATAGACACAAGACGATGAGGTGTAAGCTATGGCAATCTATGATAATCTTAACCGCAGCACAGATGCTGGCATTTCCGCTTCTGTAGTAGACTACCATGAGAAAGGTCTTCTGAAGTGGATTAAGGAAAACACAACCTGGACGCGTGACATGCAGATGCGTCCTCTCCCCCTGCACAACGGACGCCGGGTGCAGTTCCGTCGTTTCATTCCCTTCGAACCGACCATGAAGCCCCTTGAAGAAGGCGTGACCAAGAATGGCCACAAGCTTCGTCAGACCGAAATGTGGGCAACGGTCAAGCCCTACGGCGAGCATGTTGAAATCACCGATGAGCTGAATCTGTACAACATCGATGACATGCACCGTGAGATCAACAAGGAGCTGTCCTACAGCGCCGATATCACCATCGACAACCTGGCCATGGAAGCCAAGTGTTCTGGCACGAACGTCCAGTATGCCGGCGCAAAGACCAGCCGTGCTACTCTGGCCGCGGCAGATATCCTGACTCCTCAGGACATCAAGAAGGCTGTCCGTACCCTGAAGAACAATCATGCACAGAAGTTCCCTGACGGCTACTATCATGCCAACGTTGACCCTGATACCATCTTCGACCTGACTGCTTCCCAGCAGTGGATCGATGTCGCGACCTATCAGGACAAGCGTAAGTTTGAAACCGGCGAACTCGGCATCATGTACGGTGTCAAGTTCTTCGACGGCCGCAGCAAGATCTATGAGACCGGAAACTATGTTGCCTATTCCAAGTCCGATGACGATACTACCGGCATTGCCTCCCTGACGATCACCGCATATGATAAGACCGCTCAGACCGTCACCATCGGCGCTGGCTTCAACGAGTACGTTGCTCGTCAGCTGGTCATGCATATGTTCACCATCGGCGGCTCCGGCAGTGGCGCTGGTCAGCTGATCTATGTTGATAAGGCCGACGTTGCTACCAAGACCCTGCATCTCCGCTGGGCTCCGGCTACCGATCTCGCCAACGGTGATACCATCCTTCCTGAAGCCGCCGGAGCGGCTGGGGTAGATGTCCACGCCATGGTTATCTATGGTCAGGACTACTGCGGCGGCGTTTCCCTGGGCGGTAATGGCCATAACATCCGCGTCATCATCAAGCCTGTTGGATCTTCCGGTTCTAATGATCCGTACGATCAGCGCGGCACGATGGCATGGAAGGCCAAGGGACTGTGCTACACCGTTCTTCAGGATGCATTCGCTGTGCGTATTGAGTACGCGGTCAGCGCCTGATAAAAAATAAGGAGAGGGCTAATCACCCTCTCCTTTTGATTGGAGGATCACACAATGGCTACTAAGAAAGTTACAGAACCTACAGTTTCCATTTACCTGCCCCTGCGTGATAAGGAGGGTGATTCTGGCATGGAGGTTGATCAGACCGAAGATGTCGGCATCAACGGGAAGATGTACGTGATCAAGCGCGGCGAACCCGTGGATGTCCCTCTGTCCGTATTTGAAGCCATGTACCATTCTGGCAGGTATCCCGGTATCTGAGAGAAAGGAGGGCGTAAAGATGACTTTCGAAGGCATGATGCAGAGGGCAATGTTCCAGTACAACGCTGACTGGGACGATGTCTCAGACTACGAACCACATGTGGACGCGTATGTCAACGATGGATACGATCAGGTGCTTTACGCCCTTACTTCGTACCATCTGGATGAGCTGGAAATGTTTCCTACTCTGGTCAAGGGCGTGGATGATGCGGTCGTGCCGGGTGTCCCTGCATGGACGCACCAGCCCATCGCTGACTTCGCGACATACATGCTCTACCGCAACGGCAACCCCCAGAAGCAGAGTCGCGGAACATACTTCCTGCAGCGCTTCAACGAGTGCATTTCCAAGTGCAAAGACCTTGCCGGCAAGATGACATTTAATGAGGAAACGGGCGAGATGACCATCAGCAAGAAGCCGCCCCAGTTCTTCAACGTGTATGAGCATCGGGAAGCGCAGTACTTCAGCCCGTACGACGATTGAGGTGGAATGAATGCCGCAGATTTATCAGACTTCTATGGAAATCCCGTCATTCGCCGGCCTGAATCAGTTGGGTGACGGGTATAACATCAGCCCCCGTTATGCCATTGAGATGGAAAATGTGGACACCACAAACGGCGAGTTCAAGCCGTACCGCGTCGGTGTGCAGGTGGGGCCTGAGATGGAAGGCAAGACCATCGGTACACTGGTGTGTCTGTCCCGAAGGTACTATGTCCAGCCGGAACAGAAAGACCTTCTGGTGGCGTTTGCCGGCGGCAGACTGTACACCCGTGTCCTCGGCAGTGACGATCCATGGGAAGTCCGGCATCTGTACACTGAGCTTGGCAACGGTCAGGTAGAGGACGAAGGGGAACTGGCACTCGGTACGGACTACCAGAGCTGCGTCACCTATGAAATCAACACCATCAATGGCATAGACATGCCTGACGGCCCCGTGGACGTGTTGCTCTTCACCAGTGAGCAGGACGGCATGTTCTGTCTGTACGGGCATGACCTGAAGGTTGTGAAGGTGAACACGCCGCATGCATTCTCCGTTATCTCCCGGTACAACGAACGTGTATGGGGGACGGGCGTAGAGGA